AAATTATAATACCGATGCTTTAAAATTAATTGAGTACGATTACTATCAAGAACAATTTGAATTTGAAAAAGCATATCATGGACTTTTACAATTTTATAAAGAAAATCCGGATATGATACTACCGTACAAAATAGAAGTTTCTAAGCTATTAATTTTCTTTATGTGTTTACTAGATAAAGAAAATCCATTGTTAGATGAATTTATAAATGATTCATTTACAAAATCTAGTCTCAAAACAAATGCACCTCAGAATAAGACGATAAATGCATTAATTGAGTGGAAAGTAAATAATAATCCTGAAAGAGCATTAGAACTTTTAGAAGAAGGCAGAAAGATACTGGATAAGTGTCCTAATCTTCGAGCTCAAATAAGGGAAGAAAAGTATATAAGTTATATTAAAATAAAATAAAACGCAATTAAGTTGGCTATGCAGGGAGTAGTAAAATGGCGCAACAAGTCGTATTTGCTTGGGGAAGGGAATTTGAAACAAAACTGAATATGACTTTGCCTGAAAATAAGAATATTGGTGAATCATGGGAGGTTTCTGCACATCCTAACGGAATGAGTATAGTTGAAAATGGACCTCTTGCAGGGAAAACTTTACAGGAAGTTTACGATGAATACAAAGGGGCACTTGTAGGTGAAAAAGTTTATAACGAATATGGACAGAGATTCCCTCTGCTTATTAAATATCTTGATGTAAATGACAGACTTTCCATACAGGTGCATCCTGATGATGAAGTTGCCAACAGAAAACACAATGAACTTGGAAAAAGCGAATCATGGTTTATTATGGAAGCAAGCGATGACGCTGTTCTTATAATGGGTATGAAACCTGGAATTACAAAGGAAGTATTTCTAAAAAAGGCTAAAAACAATGATTTTTCCGGAATGTTTGAAGAAATATCTGTAAAAAAAGGGGATCTGGTAGATATCACTCCCGGAATGGTACATGCTTCACTTAAAGGAAGCGTTCTTTTTGCCGAAATACAGGAAAATTCTGATGTAACATATAGAATATACGATTTTGACCGTATTGAAAACGGTAAGAAAAGAGAACTTCACATTGATGATGCAGCTGAAGTAATAGACTTTGAGAAAAAGGCAGATGTCAGAAAAACTGAATTTGAAAATGGTGAAACAAGAAAAAATATAATAAAGAATGAAATAGGAACCCATCTTAAAATATTAGACTACGGATGCGGCGCGGGAGAGTTTGTGAAATTTATAGAAAACGAATACACCACTTTCGGATTTGAGCCAAATGAAAATGCAAGAAATTTCGCAAAACAAAAATCCGAAAAAACAATTTTCATTTCCAGTCCAGAACTCACAGAAATAGAAAACGAAAGTCTGGATGCTATCACCCTATGGCATGTTTTCGAGCATATAGAAGAAAGAGAAAAATACCTGAAAATTTTTCATGAGAAATTAAAACCAAATGGACTTCTCATCATCGCTGTTCCGAACCACACTTCCTACGATGGAAAAAAATATAAAGAATTTTGGGCTGCCTATGATGTACCGAGACACATTTGGCATTTCTCAAAATCAGGAATGGAAAAATTGATGAATAATGAAAATTGGAAAATCAGAAAAATAAAACCTCTCCTGCTCGATTCTTATTATATCTCTATGCTAAGTGAAAAATATAAGAAAAATCCTCTTTTTTGGCTTTTTGGAGCAATTCACGGAGCGATTTCTAATTTTAAAGCATCAAAAACGGGCGAATTTTCAAGTTTGATATATATTATCGAAAAAACTTAGAAAATAGATTTTTAATAGGTTTATTAAAGCCAATTTTTCACTCAAAAATAACTTTTTCAAGAAATTTTTAAATTAAAAAGAAAATATCATGTTTGAATTTTTTAGCAACATATCAAAAATTAAATTTGTAGGAGAACTAACAATGGATGTAGTTTTCTTACGACTTCTACTGGCTGTCATTTTTGGAGGGCTTGTCGGCATCGAAAGAGAAAGAAAACATAAACCCGCTGGATTCAGAACTTACATTCTTGTGTGCTTCGGTGCAGCGATAGTTTCCATGGTGCAAGACCAACTAAGATTGAATATCTACGGATTTGAAAAAGATTTCCATGGCCTCGCATCCATTATGAAAACAGACTTGGGGCGTCTTGGGGCGCAGGTTATCAGTGGAATAGGTTTTCTAGGTGCTGGGAGCATCATCAAAGAAAAAGGCGAAGTGGGCGGACTGACCACCGCGGCCGGAATCTGGGCAACTGGCTGTGTGGGATTAGGAATCGGCTGGGGATTTTATAACATTGCACTCATTGCCATTATTTTTATGCTCATCATTATGATAGCACTGAAAAAGGTAGAAACCGTTTTCATGAAAAAATCTTCTAATCTTATTTTTGAAATTGAATTTGATGAAAATGCCGCTGTTTCAGAAATAATTTCCGAATGCCATGCTGTTTTTCTACAAAAAGAAATAAACATCAATAAAGTTGATAAAAACCTGAAAAACAATATTATAATATTCAATGCAACCACCGAAGAAAATAATAACAACATCGCCGAAATCGTAATGATTCTTTCCTCAAAAAATAATATAAAATCGGTAAAAGATATGAGTTTTTAATTTTTTAAAATTTTAAAATTTGTCTATCAAAAAACATAATAAAAATGATTCCTACACAAGAACAAATTGAGCAATTAGTTGCCGACCTTAATGCTGCTACACAGCGGGAGATGATTCGTATCAAACTATCCTTGTCTGATAGTTTAGCACTTACCGATAGTAAATTCGGCGGTATGCCCTATGTCCCAAAAGGAGGCTCACTGCCTACAAGTGTTGAAGGCAAACCACTCTTTATGCTGGCACAAATTAACTGTGAACAACTACCCGAAAACAATATCTATCCTAAAAAAGGTCTATTGCAGTTCTGGATAGCAGATACTGAAGATTATCTATTTGGGCTAGACTTTGATAACCCTTGCAGTAATGACTTTAAGCGAGTACTCTACTACCCTACTATTGGTGAAGCTTTGTCCACTGATGATTTTATAGAGGACTATGTTTTTGATAATGACAATCTGCCTTTTGATGCTGATTTGCAGTTTGCTTTACATTTTACCAAAGAAATTGAAACTTTTTCAGTGACCGAATATTCCGCACAAAAACTTTTTATAGAAAAGTGGAATGAAACCTTTTCAGACAAAATAGAGTCTCTATATCAGTTACCTGATGAAGCTGACTTTATTCATGATTTATATAGCACAGGGCACAAGATTGGTGGTTATCCTTACTTCACCCAAGATGATCCTCGCAAAGATAATGATCCTTATACCCTACTCCTTCTTCAAATAGATTCTGATGATATAGAAGATGTAGAGATTATATGGGGCGATTGTGGCGTGGCCAACTTCTTTATAAACCCAGAAGATTTGGCAAAATGCCAGTTTGATGATGTAATGTACAATTGGGACTGTATATATATAACAAAACATAATGTCTAAAATAAAGGTATATAAAAAGGCTGGAAAAAGCCGATAAACAAAGGGATTAGGGAGGAAAAGGGCAAGAAAAAAAGATGAAAACGAAATGTCCAGTATGTATAATTTTGTATAGTGTGGGTATAATAAAAAAAAGCCAAAAAGCCCTGGTCAAATATAGCCAAGTATAATAACCAGCCCATTTTATAGATAAAAGCCGACAAATAAAGGATAAAACAAGCAGAAATACCCCCTAAAAACATAAAAAACAGCCCCTACTACCATAGGGGCATTGTTATGCTCTAAAATAACCAATACAGCCCTAAAAATAGGGCTTTTCTTGTTAAATGTCATAAGTGATAAATACCACTGCTCTGCACCCCTATATAACAGGCTGTAAAAACTACAAAAAATACACTTTTTAGGAGTTGGGTATTCGGTTGGGTATTCAGTTGGGTATTCAAAAACTGATTTTATCTATCAAATTGGGATATATTTAAGCATAAATCAAACGGCTATTTTGTTCGTTTTTGTAAAACTCAATACCCTATAATAACATTTATAAGAACTTAATAAAACTAACTAAATACTGATAAACAATAGATTAAAGGGATTTGTAAAGACTCTTCCAATAGAAAAACACGCACACACGACCTCTGTTCTGGACATTTGGATCTATTCCAGCCTAATTACACCGACTACTAAGGCAATAGTTCTGATGTCTGACATGGGAATTTCAAAGGGCTCGTATTGTTCATTATCAGATTTACAGATTACAAAGCCTTCTTTATCACTTTTTTTTAGTCTCTTGATAATTACCCCTTGACTGATAGTGTCTAAAACATAGACCTTGTTCCACTGGACAAATAAAAGCTCCTGCACCATACGGCAGGCCACTACATCTCCACTATTATACTTAGGATACATAGATGATCCTCTCACAGAAATCATGAAATCCATCTTCATACCATCAAACAAAGGGACTACATACCGCTCCTCTATGGTGTCCAGATTAACTCCCTCTACATCTGTCCCTATCCCTGCAAATGCATCAAACGGAAGCATAGGAACACCCGAAGGCAACTGTGGTTCTGCTACAGCAGGCGTATTGTTGCTTGATTTCAACATTTCGCCTTTGTTTTCTAATATCCAAACTTTGTTTATATTATTATCTAAAGAACATATTTTATCAAGAAACTTGTCTGATAAAGGCACTTTACCATTTAATATTTGCGAAAAAGAGGATTTTGTATATCCTAATAATTCTGCTAATTCTTTCTCGTTTTCTCCAAACCCAGAAAAAATAAGCCATTTCACAACTTTTTTTAATCTCTGTAAATCAGCGTGTTCCATAATAATTTAAATAAAAATGTAAATTTTGTTTCTATTTTATTTTGATAAATAGAAACTTTGTTTATATATTTGCACCAACAAAAGGAACAATAAAGACAATGAACAAAAGTAAGCAAAAAAGAGAAAAATACCACCCATTAGCAGTAAATAAAATTGCAGAGATGTATGGGTTCTCTGCCAGATATGTTCGCCAGATCCTAAAAGGCGACCGCAAGGGACTGATGGCAGACAATGTACTAAGAGACTATAAGGAGCTTTGCAAGAAAATAGACCAAGCTACCGAGAAAGCAATGAATACAATTATAAACCAATAGATATGAATAACGAGATAAAAAAAGTAGAAGACCTGGAAGTAGGCAAATATTACCAAATAGAAGAGATTTTGTTTGTGAAAATAACAGGAGGGATTGGTGAGAACAAAACAGGAACAGCAGTATACCTTATAGACAACATGGTGCTGATAACTGACAACTTCACTCTCTTTGATATGGTAGAAAGTGATGCTATGTATAGAGAAATTACCCGAGAAAAATTCGAGCAAAAACTCCAAGCCACACATGACTTTAGATTTATAGAAATGAGTAACAAAGTAAAAAAGTAATAGATATGAACAACAGAATAAAAAAAGTAGAAGACCTAGAAGTAGGTAAATATTACCAGAAAGAAGAGATTTTGTTTGTGAAAATAACAGGAGGGTCTGGTGAGGACAAAACAGGAACAGCAATATACTTTCTAGACGACATGGTGGTGATAACCGACAACTTCACTCCCTTTGATCTAGCAGAAGATGAGGCTATGTATAGAGAAATTACCCGAGAAAAATTCGAGCAAAAACTACAAGCCACACAGGACAGATTTATAGAAATGAGTAACAAAGTAAAAAAGTAATAGATATGAAACAGATGTTAAGAAAAATAGAATACACCTACTACACACTAGGCAGCAACAAAGAAGAAATCAGAACCCACTACTATTTTTTAGGAATAAAAGTATGGACTAGTAAAAGGATCAGCTACCTGCCAGAGCGAAACATGGAGGCAGAGTTTCCATTAGGAGAATGCTAAAATCAGTTTTTTTCATAGATAGTATCACTATAAACTTTGATTAGACACCATAGATATAGTGATTTATCCCGAAGGGCATACACTGGGGTTCGAGTCCCCAGCGGGAACAATATAAAGACAATAAAGAGAGAATAATGCCACACCAATGGGGTAACATATTAGTAGTAACCAAGGACGAACTTGTTCCGAAGTATTATAACTGTTTAAAATCGCTTCAAACGCAGATAAGCAGATATAAAGACAAACCTTACGGAATAAAGAAAGTCCAGTCGGGAGGTAACGGGCGCCAGCTGTTGGTAGACTTTGACAGTCTGCCCAAGGAGATACAGAACAGCATAGGCGACCCTCGTACGATGCACCACCCCCTGCTGAAGTTCTGGGAAATAAATCCTGCAGCTACGGCATTCTACACCACCTACGAGTTTGAAGATGGCGATTACTTAAAAATAGAATACCAAGAAGAATATATCACTAACGCCAGCGTGCTGATAGCCCTGCTGAAACTAAAAGAAGAAAGGCTCTCACTAAAAGGAGGTAAGAAAACAGGTATCATGGAAAGCCTAAGGATAGACCTAATCACTTTCAATGAATACCTGCCCAAAGTACACGGCAGAGCCCATACACTAGAGCTGGGCGACAGGCAGTTTTCAAGGGTATTTAAAGAGTTTTTAAAAGGAGATGAAAAGGACTTTAATTTCGGAAGTCTAATCTCCAAAAAACTAAAAAACAAACATGCGAAGATAATGACTGATGACATGATAAAACTGCTGAATGATATGTTCGCAGGGCGAGAAACCAAACCGACAAGGACAGAGGTAGCAGATGAATATCAGGCGTTTTTAGACGGCAGTGTAGAAATCATCAACCACACCACAGGAGAAATCTACGACCATGCAGACCGAAAGAAGTTTAAGCAGATTTCTGAAAACAGCATCATCGCTTGGCTGGGAAGATGGGAGAACAAGATAGGAACCTACGCAAAACGAAGTGGAGACCGCCAGAAACTGATACAGCAGTTCGTGCCATATCACAGTTTGGACAAAGTGAAAGAAGCAGGAGTGCTCATCTCCATAGATGACAGACAGCCTCCATTCTTCTACGATAAGAGCAAAAGGCTGTGGTTCTATATGGGAATAGACCTAGGCTCGGAAGCATGGACAACATGGGTATACGGAGAAACCAAGGAGGGACTTATCCTAAACTTCTACCGCCAAATGGTAAGGAACTACACTGAATGGGGCTTTAACCTGCCTCTCGGTCTGGAATGCGAAAGTGCTTTGAATGCATCATTTAGAGATACTTTCTTGAAAAACGGGGCGATGTTTGACAATGTGAGAATAGAAGCCAACAAGGCAAGAGCAAAACATGTAGAGCGGTATTTCGGAAAACTGCGATATGAGTTTGAAAAAGACAAAGAGGGCTGGCTCGGAAGACCTTTTGCAAGGAAAGAAGACAACCAAAAGGGACCCGAAGGAGATATTATTCTACCAAAGGAGCAAATCATAATGAACTCCTTATATGATATACAAAAATGGAATAATATGGAGCACAGCCGCCACGAAGGTAAAACACGCTGGGAAGTCTTCACAGAGATGCAGAGCAAGGAAACCAAACCTACCAACTGGAGAGCGATACTCCCTTATCTAGGTTACAATACCAAAACATCTTGTAATGCTGGGATAGTAAAATTTAGAAGCAGTGAGTATCTGCTCGCTCTTTCTGGAGAAATCGCACTTGGAGAGGATTTGATAAGGCTGATGAAATATATAGAAGGAAAGAGCTTTGAGATTTTCTGGCTGGATGGGAACGATGGAGAGGTGCTGAAAGCGATGGTTTATTATGATGATATGCTTATCTGTGAACTGCTTCCGAAACCTACCTACAGCCGTGCTTATCATGAACTAGACGATACAGGAAAAATCAACCGACAAATAATGTCTGCATATGAAAACACTGTAAATGCCTACATGAGAGATAGAAAGAATGATATAGACCGACTGACCGTGATAGACCGCCGAAGCAAGGTGCTGAATAACAAATTTGTCATTCCAGGGCTGGAAAGCTACACACCTCGTGAAGAACCAGCTAAGAAGATAGAAATAGAAACCGAAGAAACAGAACCAATACCAATGCAAACAGGAAGACTCTCAAAAGGGCTTTCAGCAAACTTTAGATAAAAAAATAATTGTTATGGAAATATCAACAGAATTAAAAGAAGCCATCGCTCTTGCGATAATAGAAGGTAAAAGCCGATACAGTGGTTCGGACAGTGCCTATGCTAAAACTCTCAATATCAATGGAGCAGTATTCAGCCGACTGAAAAAAGGCGAAAGAGAGGGGCTTTTGTCCCCTACACAATGGCTCACGATAGGAAGAAAACTAAATGTAACATTAGATAATGATAATTGGAACGCCGTAGAGACTGATGTTTATCTTGAGCTGCAAGATGATTTTAACTACTGCCAGCAGAACTCAAAGTCTCTGATATTAGTAGATGACTGCGGAATAGGAAAGACTTTTTGTGCGAAGATATTGGTCTCTAAAATGAGAAACGCTTTCTATCTGGACGCTTCTCAATGCAAAACAAAAAGGCTGTTCATAAAAGCCCTAGCCAGAGAAATAGGATGCGGAGATATAGGAAATTATAATGAAATCCTAGCCAACCTAAAATACTACATCAATAATCTAGGGAAAGTATTTATCTGTATAGATGAAGCAGGAGATTTGGATTACGCAGCATTCTTGGAGCTGAAAGGATTGATAAATGGAACCATAGGACGCTGTGGCTGGTATATGATGGGAGCTGATGGACTGAGAGCCAAAATACAGCGAGGCATCAACAATCATAAAGTAGGTTATAAAGAAATATTTGACCGCTTCGCTTCCGAATTTAGAGGGATAACGCCCGATGTGAAAGAAGATAAAGTAAAATTCTATGAAAAGCTCTTTTATGATGTAGCAGTCCAGAACATGGAGGACAAGAGCAAGATAAACAGCCTTGTAAAAAAGTGTTTCACTAAAAAAGACAACGGAATAAAGAGCCTTAGATATTTAGAAACCTTAATAAAAATACAGAAAGCAGCATAATGAAGGCATTAAGTGTAAAACAAGCCTATTCTAAGAAGTTTAAAAAGTTTGAATTTGAGGGGATTTGGCAGGAAGTATTTGGGAGTCCAGAGACCACAGGAGGCTGGATAATCCACGGAGATGAGAAACAAGGGAAATCCACTTTTGCGCTGATGCTGGCAAACTACCTTACTAGGTTCGCTAAAGTCCTATATATATCAGCAGAAGAGGGTATCAGTGAGCATTTCACAGGAGCAATGAAACGAATGGGCATCAATGATACTAATAAGAATTTTAAAATAATAGAATATGAAGAATGGGAGGATGTGGAAGAAAGAATGAAGAAAAGACAATGTCAAAAAATCATCTTCATAGACAACATCACCAAGTATGTAGATGAAATTACAAAAGCCAAGCTAAAAGAACTGATGATGAAACACCAAGATAAGCTGATAATTTTTGTAAGCCACGAGGAAAGAGGAATGCCAGATACCGCAGCAGGAAGATACTGGCGAAAGATGAGCAAAATAATAGTACAAGCGAAAGGAATGCGAGTGACTGTTTTAGGAAGGTGTCCAGGTGGCAATATTATGATAGATGAAGAAAAAGCCCTGCTGTATCACGGAACAGAATTAAAAGAAACCAATTAAAAATAAGTATACAATGGTAATTTACGGAGCAATTAAAAACATCGGAGAGAAAGAGCAGATAAGCGAAACATTCTCCAAAGTAGAAGTAATGCTAGATACATCTACCTACGAACAAGGAACAGGCAAAAAGTATGAGAATGCAGCCAAAGTACAATTTACAAATGATAACATTCAAAAGCTGGCAGATTTCAAACCAGGTCACCGAGTAAAAGTATCTTTCAGCATCTATGGAAAAGAAGGCATATCGAAAGACGGCAAACCTTACTTTATTCAAAACCTTAACGCATTTAAAATCGAAAAGATATGACAGAACTATTTGAGCCCAACCTTGAGGAGTTGGAAGTGATGATAAAAGAAATAGAGAAACAAATGGAAGAGGCGGAAAGCCTTGCAGAGTGGAAAGAGCTACAGCACCAGCTGGAAGGATTATTAGAAAAACAAAAAGAACTATTAGAAAATCAAGAAAAATAAAAGAGATGACAACATTTATGATTTTATTATTAGCCCACGCTGTTTATATCTTGAAATTGTTTGATATATTCAGAAAGGAAAGCACTCTTTTAATCGCTTTAATAGGGCTTTTGTTAAGTGCTGTTTGCTGGCGACAAGATATAATGTGGGGAATAATTACCCTTACTTATACTTCATTCATATCTATTCTATTGATAACACTTTATTATGATGATATCGATGATTTATAGAATGCTCGCAGTCGTAGTGATAGTAATCTTACTCCAGAACTGCAAGACAGCAGATCCTTACAAGAACTTAAAAAAAGAAATTAGAACCAAAAAAATAAAAGATTATGACAATGATAGATTTAGCACAGCTCACGGATGAGCAGAAAAAAGCTTTGCAAGACCAACTAAAAGAGGAGGAAAAAGCCAAGAAAGAGAAAAAAGTACAGGACAGAACCACTTATAAACAGCTGTCCGAGGAATTTGTCCTGAATGATATTGACTTGATTATTAATCATCATGGAATACAGGAGAAATTAATTAAAAAGGTATTCAGTGATTATGAACCAATCAAAGCATTAAAAGCAGAAGTCTACGGCATAGAAATCAATGACCAAGACAGCCACACTTCAACGCTAAAAGATGGCTCGGCAAGTATCACTATCGGTTATAATGTGAGCATTGGATTTGACGGCACGGAGTCCGCGGGAGTGGAGAAAATAAAAGAGTTCATCAGTTCCCTTGCAGATGATAATGATAAAGTCAAAAAACTCTCCAAAATGGTCAATACATTCCTCAAGCCAAATGTCAAGACTGGAATGCTCAACCCGTCCAAAATCATTGAACTTTCCAAACTTCGTGATGAGTTTAATGATGAGAGGTTTAACGAGGGACTGGATATTATCTTCAATGCTCAACAGCGCCGACAAAACAGCATGTATATCAGTGGTTGGAAGTTTGTCCAAGTAGATGGAGTGCCGAAGAAATTAGAGTTTAGATTTACGATTTAAATAGCCTTTAAAACTAATTTAAAATGACAATAGGACAAAGAAGATGTGGCATAAGAAACAGAGAAATGGAGCCGATGATAGTAGAGACCACAAGGAAGCGTATCGCAGAAATCATAGACGGGCTGGAACAACAGAGAGGCGATAAAAACACTACTCCAGCAAGTGGAGAAAAGCAAAGGCTTATTTCCCTTGCGCAGACAAAATTAGAGGAGGCGTGCATGTTTGCTGTAAAAGCAATGTATACTGAGTAACATAACCTTTAAAAATAATTTAAAAATGGACAAAATAGAAGAAATCACAGAAGCAGTAAAAGAGTTTTTCGAGAGAGAAACAAAAGAACTTAGCAAAGAAGAATATCAAGAAGTTTTGAGAGAACTTATCTCTGATTTTGCAATAATGTTGGATGCTTCAAAACGAGAGGATTAAATCCCAACCCTTCCGCACGGGCAGGCACCGATGTTCGAGCCATCGGGCGGAGCAAAATTGAAAGAAAAAATGACAAGGCAATCATTACTAAATCAAATAGAAAAAAATGAGAAGAAAATAATACAACTTCGTAAAAAAATTGTTGAATTAAAAATTCAAGAACTGAAGTTCAGTGATAAAAAACAGCAATATAAAGAAGGAATTGAGATAGTGGGAGGAAAAGAGGTTTTACGAGGTAGAATATTTTTTAAAGAAAGTTGGATAGATGAAGATTCTAAAGAAGTTGTCGAAATAGAACGGAAACAAATAGTAATGGAAAATAATAAATGGATATTATAAAATTTAGATATGGCAACACTCAAAGCACTGATGACCTCCCTCTCCAAACAGGGACTACAAGAACAACGAGGAGAAATAATCTATGATTTCACAAGTGGGCGCACCTGCTCAGCAAAAGAGCTTACAGCATCTGAAATAGATGAACTTTATTACGAGCTGAACAAAAGAGCTTCGGTAACATCTCAAGAGTTGGACAAAAAGAGAAAAAGACTAATCGCTGCTATCTTCGGGGTATTTGAGAAGATGAACAAAAAACCAAGCGTGGAATATGTAAAAGGCATCGCCTGTCGTGCAGCGAAAGAAGATGATTTTAACAAAATCCCTGCCGAGAGGCTGACAAGTCTTTATAACGCTTTTCTAAATGCTCAAAAAGACTTGAATTTTGCCAAAAGGCTCGCAGACAGCCTCGTAGAAGAAACGATAATTTTAAATTAGAAAAAAAATGACAAATAAGACATCACTTTATATTCTGTTAATATGGATTGCAGTAATAGCTTTTTTGTTGGGACAAATCTCAAGAACTGATGGACTTTTAATTTTGATTTTAATTCAAATAACATATAGAAAAAATGAATGAAGCCGAACTACACACACCAGAGCTGGAGATATTAGAAAACCTCAACGAAATCACAGGCTCTAAGTTCCGACCGATAAAGAGTAATTTAACCAAAATTAAAGCCCTTTTAAAGGCGGAATTTACTCCGCAGGAAATCGTGGAAGTCATCCAGCTGAAAACCATTCAATGGAAGAACAACCCCGCTATGGCAGGTTACCTCTGCCCAACGACTTTGTTCAGAGAAAGCAATTTTGAAAAGTATTATAATGAAGTTCAACAAGTAAAAGCTAACCCAAAACTATATGGAGAATATTTCAAAAGCATTAACAAAATCCCAACTTCCGCAGCCGACAACGCTGATGACCTTGCAGAGCTATACGGAGAAGAAACAAGCCTTTAATGTGCTGGCAAGAATGGAGCAAAACCTTACCATTCGGCAAAGTCTGGAAGATGCACCGCTTGTGATTTATTCGGGTGAAAAAATAGCTACAATAAAGCAGATTATCCGAGTGATAGAGTTCTTTTTAGAGGTTACAGGAAATAAGCTGGAAACCTACCAAATCCAAGTATTAGCAGGAGATTTGTACGAGAAATTCAGCCATGAAACTTTTGATGATATAGTACTGATGTTCAAAATGGCACGAAGAGGGGAATTTGGAAAGGTCTATAAGTTTGATACGATGCTAGTAATGGACTGGGCAGGACAATATCTGGAACGAAAAACTGATGAAAGAGAGAAGCTAGTAAGAAGCAAACCACCCCAAGAACAAGAAGAAAAGGAGGAAAAAGCGCCACTAAAATATTTTCATGAACTCTCGGAGGAAATGCAGGAGAAGTTTGCTAAAATCGGTCAAAGCTCTACAAAGATACCAGCATTCCTGCCAAAGAAAGCAACCGAAGAAATGAGCCAAGAAAAGCACCGCCGAGAAATTCAAAAAACAATGGAAAAAGAGAACAAACTATGATACGAATAAAAGAGGAACAAGGCATCATCACGATGTATACTAAAGCAGAGATGTCCCATGCGCAGATTATCAAGTACCTGCAAGACCAAGGATACGAGGTTAAGGGTTACTATCTAAACCTTCCTGCACAAGAAGGACTTCTTGTCAGTGAACCTGCTGTCTCACGATGGACATTTACTGCTACGAAAGAGGGTGAAGAGCAAAGTGACAAAAACATTTACACTGATGTTTTTGAGCGTGAAATGAAGTGCTTTTTCAGAGAATTTTCTAAAACATAACTGTTTTTTTTTATATTATATTTTATTTTTTGGCCGCCTGCATTTGTAGGTGGTTTTTTTATTCTGATACTTGCTAAAAATTCATTTGCAGGACAGCAAAATGCTTATTATCTTTGCGATATGGGAGTTAGAGTTCAAGACATAGGCAGAAAAAGGAATCTATTACGGCGATACAAAGCTGTAATGGAGGAATTTAATAAATATGACTGCCGAATTATCCCTATTACTGTAATTCATAGGGAGTATATCTATCCTAAGTTTCATATCTCCAGAGACACGCTGTATCGCATCCTTAGTACACCTATCGATGAAGAATTAGAGAAGGTAACGCTACCTTCCCTATTTGATTAAACATTGTGTGCTTCAAAATCATAGATAACAGCATATTCCTGCACGCCATCATCTCGTTGGGTTCTGCCAAATGAGGAGCGGAGCATTTTCCCACAATTATTATCAGGAGAAAAACCATGAAGTTTTTCATGTATTTTTTCCACCAAATCAAAAATAGCCCAAGCGTTGTCTTTTTGTGTCTGTGGGGCTAAATAGCTAGTGTTAGTCAGTTTCATATTAGCAAGTGTGATTTTTACCGAAAACAAGCCATTTTGTCTGTCTTTAGGGTGTTTATTTGCATATTTAGAGATGTTAGAAAACTGCCCGCTCTGAATATCTATGAGACAACAAGGCCATTTTACAGGCATATTTGGGGAATAGTAGTCTATCTGCCCCCAGTCTTCGTCAATATATCGAAGTTCTGAGATTTCTGCTAATCGGTTCTGAATGTTAATTAAAATCTGTTTCATCGTAAATTGTTTTTCTTTTCTATTTTTTTCATGAGAGCATCCATTTCTTTTTTCAGCTCTTCAAAATTATGATTGATAACTTCTTTAATGTGCTTGTCTACTTGTGGATGGCTTCCTATAAATTGTCTTTTTTCTATTTTTATGATGCTTCCAATAGGTTTTAATGCAAGGGCTTTCCATTGTTCTGCTTCTATTGATAGTTTTCTATTTCTGGCAGAACCAGAAGCCTCTCCGTTTTTCTTTTTGGTGGTGGCATTGGAGGTTTGGTAATATTTTGCCCAGAAAAACTTGCGCATTTGCGGAGTTACTCGTATTTCTCCTCCATTGTTGTGTATATCAGCATAAGGAAGAGAGGAACTCCATATGATACCATTGCTGGTTACTTTGGGGCTGAGTAGTGATTTTCTAAGCCTTCCTGTGCGCATCATCAGAGAACCTCTATGATAGGTTAATTTAGTAGCTGGCCATTTTTCATCAAAAAAGGCTTTTCGCTCAAAATTTCGGTCAAACTCCTCACCAAGTTTTACCTTTATATCAGTAAGAGTTTGTTTTAAAAAATCTTTTGGAGTCATTTTTAAATCATTTTTAAAGGTGTTTTAAAATTTATTTGTAACTTTGTATAAAGTTTTAGCCAAATGACACTTGAAGAATACTATAAAGCAGAAGATGAAATAAGGAAGAAAGAACCTAAAAATTTATCCTTGGGTGAGATAATGGCTTATTATAAAAAAGAAAAAGAAAAATTACGCTCTCAACTTTCTCCAGAAGTTTTGGAAAAAGTTTTGAAGAATGAACGCCATTTTTATGATAAAATGCAATCAGGTATTTCTTAAATTTCTTCCATTACAATAACATTTTTATTCGCTCCCTCATCAAAGTACACAGAGTTTATCTTAAACTTTGTTCCTTCCTTAAATAACACCTCTTTTTCTTCTGAGAAAAAAGAAAGTTTCTCAATTTGTTTTCCATTTTTAGACTTAATTTCGTAAAATGTATTTCTATCAAATACTGTATCTTTACTTTTTGAAGTAGATAAGTAGTAATTTTCAGTATAAGGTTCTCCTGTTTCTGCAGCTTTTTTATACTTGTTGATTATTTCTGAAGACAAGTCAGCACCACGAAAAACATATCCTTTATAAGATTCTAATTTATCCAAGGCACTATTCATTACTTTTTTGTACCTTTCAAAAAATTCTTCTTTGGGTTCTCCTCCATTTCTTAAATAAAAATTTATATCAACAAAGAAATCCCCTGTGTATTTATTCACACAGAAAGTTTCTGCTGGGCGCATTTTATTATTGATTTTAAGAGCATTTTGATGGGCTTCAGATTGAGCGTATTCTTTTGCATTTAGTCTAAAATTTTTAAAAATATCATCATCGTATTTTGAAGTATCTTCTATGTTTTCATTTCTTACCTTCTCTTTCAGAGTTTCTTTAACATCTTTTGCTCCTACCACTTTGCTGTAAGCGTTGTTAGGTGGAAAAACTTTTTTCTCTGCACCTGGATTAAAGCGGAACATCTGAAGTTTGTTTTTTCCATTAGGTGCAATATGGGTGGTTGCTTTCTCTCCTAATTCCTTTGCTTTTTTGCTGTCACTCAGTGTGTTTTCTCTTGCCAGCACTT